CTCCCTGTTGGAAAATACCTAGTGGAGAGTCAACAACCTTTGTTGGTTGGAACCCTATGTGTATCCCCACGATGGATTACATAGTATGGAAACTAAAACGTCGTGAGCAAATTGCTAAAGGAGAAATTTATTAGATGAAAATGTGGGAGACAAAATGTTCTAACTGTGATAAAATGTTTCCAGCAAATAAAACTCCTCAGGTTGGATGCTATGTCCCGTCCGAGAAAAGATACAAGAATTCGTTATGTAAACCTTGTTGGACAAAAAAGAACAATGGATAAAATTGACACACAGGGAATGAGTCTTCCTGGTAAATCAAAGAAACCAAGTAGTTATGCTCCTATGCCAGTGAAAATTCGTACAATCTTCACTGAAGAAGAACGTATTGAGTTGAAACAAATTATTCATGAAGCACTTGACGAGAGAGAAGAGTGAATAAAGTAAAGATAACACCAGAAACTTATCAAAAGATGGAAGATGAGTTTCGAGAAGAAGAACTTGCCTTTACAATTACTATTCCTACCCAGGAAGCGATTGATAAATGGCAGAGTGCCACCCCTATACCCCAGCCAGTGAGGCATACTGTTGATATGGTTGCAGATATGTGGAAGAAGCATAACGAGCAACCTGAGGCGGGTCCTGAGGCAGATAGGATTGCTGCTATGGATCTTATTGCAATAGCATCTGGTCTACTAAATGCTAAAGTTGAATACTTAGATACCAAAATTGTAATTACTTATCCATAAAAAAAGACCCCCCGAAGGGAGTCTTGATGAATGTGATTGGTAAGAACCAATATCACATAAGGTTTTGCACCTTGACGCGACGGTAGTAGGTGTTGGAACCAGCGGTGATACGTCCGAGACCCTGTGTGGTGCCTTCGGCGTAGGGGTTTGCGACCATGCCGTAGCGAGTCTTGAAACCAATTTTTGGCTGGAAGCTGTCCTGACCAACGGCGCGAACCATTTGCAGGGGCACGTATGGGCAGTAGAAGAGTCCTGCGTCATAAGGGTTAGAACCCTTGTAACCCATGACATAGTACTGATCGGCGCTGAGGTTAGCAGCAAATGGATCAATGTAGACGCGATAGCGACCGTTCATAACACCAGCGAAGGTGTTACCGGTGTCATCAACAGTCATGTTGGATGACAGGGCAGGGGTGTAGTCCAGTTGACCAGCAGCGGTCAAGGCAGAAGCAACATCAGCGGAGCAAAGGATGATGTTACCCTTCCCGCGACGAGTTTCTTGTGCGATCGCGTTAGCGTCACGTTCCAGACCGAAGATCATACCCTTGAACTTCTCAACCATCCAACGTCCGTTGGAGTCGGTATCGAGGTCGAACACGCCTTGTGTGGCAGTGTTAGTTTGGGCACCAGGCTTAGCAGCCTTGTAGATGGTACGGATGATTTCGCGGTTGATCTCAGCAAGAATCTCAGTGCTGAGGATGTTAGCGAGTTCCGCTTCAGCATCCAAACCGTGAATTGCCTTCAGGTCTTGAGCAAGCTCGAGGCTGTACTCTGCCTTCAGGGCACGTGATTTGGCGGTCACCGAGACTTTCTCGATGCTGAACGCCATCTCGCGGAAGTCGTTCGAGGCACCATCGCCCAGAGCTTCAGAAGCTTGGGTGTTGAAACCTTGTCCAGTGCTGTATGCGTTGTTTGCACCACCGTTGAGGATGGATGGGTTACTACCACCTTGGGCGGTCGTACCGAAACCAACAGCAGTGCCACCATCAGTTGCTCCGGTGTAGTCACCCTGTGCCAAACTGGCGTTAGAGTTCTGTGCGGAGAATGCCGAATCGGGCTCGTTGAAGAATGCTTCTGTGCCAGACTGATTGTCGTAGCGTGAACGCATTGCGAAGATCAGTCCAGTAGGACCGTTCATCGGTTGTACACCAGCGAGGTCATAAGCGACCAAGTTGGGCATTGCACGACGGATCAGTGAGATCAGTACAGGGTCGAAACCTGCAACTGGACCAGCACCAGCAGCGCCGCCAGAGAAACCAGCATTGCCGGTGCCACCAGGATCGGTGTTGAATGTTGGAGGTGCTTCGCTCAGGAATGCACGCTCTTCGCGTAGAAAACGCTCTTGATTTTCGAGAAGTTGGGCGGTTACAGCCTTCCGGTGAGAATCCTTGATGTTATCAAGTCCTTCTGCCTCTAGGAGGGGTGCCCACTTCTTCTGGAGATTGCCAGAATTGAACATTGGGGGATACCTTTTATTAGGTTAGGTGTTGGTAAATACTATTGGAACTTAGTTAGTGCGTCGAGATATGCACTCATTGCCGGAGAATGTTCTTCGACCATGCTCTCTTCGGAACTAACCTCTTGGGAATCAACCACAGGTTTCGCAGCAAAGTACGACTCCTTCAGCGTGGCAAGTTTTTCCCGGTAGTGTTCTTCACTTTCAAACTCAACACCTTTAGAGAGTTCAGAAAGCTTGTCTTTTTGGGACAGTGCTAAACCTTCACTTACTTCATCGAGGATGTTGTCTGAAACAGAATCCGACAGACGCTTAGTCAAAGCGACATTGCTATCGATCTGTTCATTGAGTTTTGTCTCCATTTCATCTAACTTGGAAGTCATCGCTTCCAAGACATCATATTTATCTTCAGGGATTTCAACATAATGTTCTTCAAAGAGGGTCTTGAGACCCGTCATAAAGGATTCCGAAAGTTCACCTCGGATTCCAGTTTCGACTTGTAGCGCATTCTCGTTGATCCACTCGTTTGCAACGAACTCTAGGTATGAATCAACACGCTCAGTCAGCTCAGATTTGAAAGCAACAATTTCTTGGTCGTATGCTTCCTGGAACTGAGTTTCCAGAGTGTCTGCCACTTGATCAATTTTGCTGCGTACAGCAGCTTCAAAGATCGTTGCGGTCTTTTCTTGGAACTCTTTAGAAAGTTCTTCGCCTTCTAGAAGAGCAGCAACATCTTCGGTCACGTCAATCGTGATCTCGTTAGATGTTTCTACTTCTTCTTCAGAAACTACGGTTTCTTCTTCGGCAACCGGAGCTTCAGCAACAACTTCCTCTTCGGTTTCAACTTCTTCACCATAACCAGTGCTCTTGAGAGCAGCAGGTCCAGGCAGTTGCACCTTGCCAGAGGCATTGCGGAAATGAGGATCACCAGTCTGTGCAAAAGTTGCACTAGGTGTCTTCAGTTTGTTACTGTCGTCGGTCGGTCTTGCGTTTGTAGGAGTAGGTCCGCCAAGGTCTTCAACTGCACCGCTATCGGGTACATAGTTTGGGGCCTTTGGCATAGGTTCTGCTGACTTAGCACCCTTAGTAACCTGGTTCTCCATTTCATTTAGATGTTTTTTCGCAGCCATCGGTTAGCTTCCGTAGTTCCTAGTTATACTGTTATTATTTAGATATTTATAGATCTGAAAGGAATTTAGCAAACAAGCGAAACTTGTGTGCCTCCAAGACTTTTTGATCTACAGCGGTATTTATGCTCTCTTTGATCTGATTGCACTGAGTTTCGCGAAGAATACCTCCTTCCCAAACCCATTCCTTACCTTCCATAATCCCATCTACAAAAGCATCGGGAGCAGAAGGATCGGCAACAATATCAGCAGCAGTTGCTAGCATGAAATCTTCGCCGACATAGTTGACTCCATCACGGGAGGTGATAGAACCCATGCCACGAGAAGATACTCCAAGTTTCACACCTTCACTAATAAGAGACTCAGCAATCTTGCCCATGGGGGTAGACAAAATTTGTGCTTTACCTACAAAGTTGTTACCCTCTTGAGTGAGAGAAACAATCTTATGAGACACTCGATCAAGATTGATATGGGGTCCATCGGGATGACCCAATTCACCAAGTGCACGACCTTTGTTGGTGTAAGATTCGTTGTAGCGTTTTACCTCATTGCACATAGTGGCAAGAGGATAGCAACGCTTATTGCGATTTACCACTTCCGCTTGGAGAAACGGACCTTGAATATACAGAGTTTTCTTACCGTCTTTTTCTTCAGTAAGAATATCTACTGCTTCAATTTCCTCAGAAATTAGTTTCATCCTAGTTGTACCTCGTGAAGATGCATAGTAGAACCGTCAGAAGTTTCCGCTGCCATTCTGAAAATGACAGACTTAGAAACTACAGCAGTTCCTGTAAAATCACCGAGACTAGAAGTATCGGCATCTACTGTAATTGTCATAGCATAACCATTGCTCTGTTGAGGAGAAGAAACTGCTGTCACTTCTGCGTGAGCAATTGTGCTGTTATAACCACCAACCGCAGAACCCGTCATGGTGACGTATTCACCAACACGAAGTTTGGTGTCTTGACGATCAAGCGTCAATACACAAGGATCTGCTTTAGATGCACCAGTAACATTAGCGTTAGCAGGGTGCCCATATCGATATAGGAAGTCATTACCTTTTTCAATGTGGAAAGAACCCACACCGGTTTGAGCAATAGTGTTGCACACTGAAATGTGTCCACTTTTCTTCTCAGAACTACAGGCAACATACAAAAGACCGGTTTTTACGATCTTTGCACCTGATGCAACAGTAGTAGCATTAGCACTGGTTAGTTCACCGTGGTCTGCCACCAAATGTAGTGGTTGTGATGCGCTCATTCTTCCTCTTGCGATTCTGGTTCAGGGTCAGTAACAGTATCTACCGGTTCATCACCATCTGACTGATCACCAAAAGTGGCTGCTGCTACGGCAGGAGTTACCTGCTGGACTTTCTCTCCTGATTTTTGATAAAGAAGAGATTTGATAGCATCATTGATTTCGGACGGTGAACTTTCACCGCTGCCCATCATGTCAAGCAATTCATTAGTATCCATTATAAAATAGTAGAAACGCTAGGGTTATTTATATCTTCGCTTTCTTGATCTCTAACGTAGGAGGTTCTGCTGCACTAGAATCCATGTCATCTGCCACAGAATCTTTGCCTAATTGACCATTTTCCATTTGACCTTGCATAATTGCTGCTTGAGTTTCAAGAGGCACTCCAACACCAGTTTGATTTTCTTCGTCCATCTCTTGCTCCATCTCAATAATTTCTTCATCAGACTGACGCAAGACCTTACGCTTCACATAGTCACGTGAGTAATAAGTGCCGATGTATGGTTCAATCTGAGTCATAATATTGAGACGCTCGTTCATCAACTCAGTCTCTTTCAACTCAGCAAAGTGGTTGTCATACAGATAATCGAATTGGATGTGCTCTGACATCTTATTCCAATCTTCTGGAGTAACGATGTTCTTGAGGATCAACTGAGTCTTCAGTAGATCAAGGAAAAGAGCAGAGAAACGTTTACGAAGACGACCTACAAACTTACTGAACATCAGTTCGTCACGTAGGATCTCACTAGAACGACCCATGTTGAAACCACTGTCACCACCAATGCGCGACTCAGGAACATTTAGTGAACGATATAGTTTCTTCTGGAAGTATTCAATATCTCCAAGTTCACCTAAATTTTGACCACCAGGCAGGGTAGTGATTTCAGTTCCACG